GACATGATGCGCCCTTATCCTTTGGGAACGATGCGCGGCACAATGACGCTAAATGCCGGTATTACGGCTGGTGACGTAACGGTCAGCATTATTGCAGCTACACAAGCCGCTAAGACGCTATTGGCTGGTGACATGATTGGGGTTGGTACAGGAACGTCTCAGCAGGTCGTAATGGTCGTGGCGGATGCGACGGCAAACGGCAGCGGGGTTATTTCGGTAACTGTAGAACCTCCATTCCGTGACGCGCATTCCATCGCGGCGGCGGTGACATGGGACAAGCCAAAGGCATTATTCAGATTGACGCAATCTAGTACAAAATGGGGCTATTCGTCAGGCGCGTTGGTTTCAGGTTTCACGCTTGACCTTTCGGAGGATTGGAGAGCATGACAACCGCATCACAACAAACCGCGCTTGAGAAGCCTACGGCGCGCGTTGCTTATTTTCAAGAACTTTCATTTGTCAGCGGCACACTTCGGGTATGCACCTATAACCAGACTTTCACATGGGGCGGGTATGATTGGATCGGGCTTGGTTCGCTTGGCAAGATAAGTCCTATCTCTGAATCTGAAGGTGTTGCTTCTAGCTCAATGACATTCGGCCTCAACGTGGCGCAATTACCCGTTCTGGCTCTAGCTGTCGGGCCAGTTGAAGATTACCGCGCCCAGGATGCGAAGCTGTATTTCTGCCCGCTTGACTCTGTTGGGAAGTTGATCGATACGCCTGAAATAGCTTGGCGCGGGATAATGGACACCATGACCGTAGGAGTCGAGGGCGAATCTGGTCAAATCATGCTTAAATGCGAAACATCGGCCTATGGTCTGAAACGTCGCCCAACTCAACGTATTAACGCCGCACAGCAAAAGCAGCGGTATCCAACTGATACGGGCTTTGACTATCTAAACGACCTGATCGCTAATCCTCAATTGTGGCTGTCGAAAAAATTTCAAACAATATGACACTCCCAGAATATATAGCTGCGAGGCTGAAAGTTCCTTTTGCGTGGGGTGATAATGATTGCGTAACCTTCGCTATCGGTTGGGTTCAAATCGCCACCGGCAAGGAATACATCACCGAAAAATGGACGAATGAAAAAGAGGCCGCGCAGATGATTAAAAAGCTCGGCGGCATTGAGAGCCAATTTGATTTACACCTAAACCGGATAAACCCGAACTTTGCCAAGGACGGTGATGTTGCGCTCGTTGACGATACAGCTTATCTGTTCAGCGGCGTTCATATTGTCGGGCCAGGCAAGGATGGACTTATATTTAAGACCAGAATGGAGGCAAAATGCGCTTGGTCTTATTAGCTTTATTGATATTCCCGTTTCAAGCTGATGCCGCGCCTGTTGTGGCTATTGTAGGTTCATACCTTGCGGCTGGTACTGGTTGGGGCGCTATTATTGGTTGGGTTCTGATGATTGGTTCGTCTGTCTACGGATCAAACCAAGCAAAGAAACTCGCAGCACAGCAACGCGACGAACAGCGCAGAGCGTACAACGCCGGTCTCCGCGACAGGACTATAACCAGAGTAGCAACAGACGCGCCGTGGCGGTATGTGTACGGGCGCGCGCGGGTAGGTTCTGATATTGTCGCAATATTCACGGGTGGAGACCGGGACGAATACAAATATCTGGTCTGCGTTCACGCTGCTCATGAGTGCGATGCGATTGAGGAGGTATACGTTGCTGGTAAGGCTTTAGGCACATTGACCTCGCCTGCTGCTGATGGTTCGCAGGATGTGACTTCAGGAGATTACTTTCATACTACTACCGCGTCTATAGATAGCGAGTCTCATGCTGGCCCTTCGTTTACACTTGCCAATACTCCAATTGCAGGAAGTTTTAGAGCAACCGCTGATTATGATGCCTTCACGGAAATAACACCAGTCTCAATCACAGGCGCGGATGTTGTTATGCCGAATAGTGATACCTATTTATGCCATTACGAGTACGCAATCGGAACGCCGCGTGTAAGGGTTACAAAGCACCTCGGCACATCGTCCGACACGGTTGATCTGTCCTTAAACGCTTTGCCGCTTGACGCTCCTGGATGGCCTGCAACTTCTGTCCTGCGTGATTTCTGCTATTCCGTAGTCCGTCTTGACCTTACGCAGCCGGAGTTTCAATCTGGCATTCCAACGATTGAAGTTTTGATGCGTGGTAAAAAGCTGTACGACCCGCGCGACAGTTCAACCATCTGGAATTCAAATCCTGTCCTAGCTGTTTATGACTATCTACTTTCCCCGATGTGCGGCGTTCTGGCGGCTGACCTTCCTACGGCTGATTACATCACAGCGGCGAATGTTTGCGATGAAACCATAACGGTAGATGGTGGATCGGAGGCAAAATACACCATTAACGGCACAGTCACAGCCGATCAAGACCCGCGCAAGGTTTTGGAATCAATGGCTCAATGTATGGCCGGTAACATCGTGGCGACTACATGGTCAATCAACGCCGGTAAATACGTTGCTCCAGTTATGACGCTTGACCAATCCGATATAGTTGGCTCGTTGGCGGTGGTTGGTGGCACTCCCGATGCAGATTTATATAACGGCATACGCGGGCAATATATCAGCCCTGAGAATGATTACGTTGTGACTGATTTCGAGCCATTTCAAAACGCTACTTACGTTACCTCAGATGGTCGGGAATTATGGAACGGTTTAGAGTTTCCGTTTACCGATGGCGTTCAGCGTATTCATAATCTATGCCGAATTTTCACTGAAGATCAGCGCAACGGCTTCACTGTTAGAGCTACGTTTTCACTCAAAACATGGTCGTTGCAAATAGGGCAGAGGGTATCGTTTACCAGCACATTTTTAGGCCAATCGAGCAAAGTGTACCGTTTGACTGATAAACGGTTCGGGATAGACCAGGCTGTCGAGCTTACATTGAAAGAGGACGCGGCGAGTATTTGGGACGTTTCCGACGCTGTAACGGTTGACTCAACGCCGAATACGAACTTGCCGAATCCGTTTGTGGTTGGGCTTTGCGGCGATGTGCAGATTTCCGAATCTCTTTATGAGACAACGGGCAGCGCAGGAGTCAAGGCAAAGGCTACGCTGACATGGACTGCGCCTGCCGATGTTTCCGTGATTGATTATGAGGTCGAGTACAAACGCAGAACTAGCGGCGTTTGGATCGAGCTATTTAACGTGCGCGGGACTGAGTACGATTTCCTTGATATAGCTCCAGGGCGTTATGATTTCCGCGTCAAAGCAAGAAATATACTCGGATCTGTCGGTGAATACACGGCGATTAAAACATTTACTATTTATGGTTTAACCACTGCGCCTGCTAATGTAACAGGATTCACAGTAAAACCTTTCAACGGTAGCGCGTTGGTAACTTGGGATAGAACTACTGATCTAGATGTGAAAATCGGCGGAGATATTATTATTCGATTTTCGCCATTAACAACAGGTGCGTCATGGGTTAAATCTGTAGTCCTTCCCGATGGCAAGTTCAACGGTGATGCGACAACAGCAATTGTGCCACTTGCGACTGGTACTTATTATGCAAAGTTTAAAGACTCAACCGGACACTATAGCGATACAGAGGCATCGTTTGTTGTTACCGAGGCGATTTTAACTGGCTGGACTACGGTTGCAACCGTCACCGAGCATACTTTATTTGCTGGAGCAAAGACAAATATAATTTTGGACGGTGCTGTAATTAAATTAGACGGCACAACTTTAATTGACGACATGGTAGAGATTGACTCCGTTGGCTATATTGATTCTGTCGGAGGCATGGTTGCAACAGGTACTTATGAGTTCGCGTCAACTTTAGATTTAACCACAGTTGCTAACAGAAGATTTCATGCAAGCGTTTTAGCTCTTTCATATAACGCGAATGATTTGATTGATTCACGCTTGGACGCTATAGACCTATGGGATGACATGGATGGGGCTACTGTAAACGATTGCACAGCTACTGTTTATATCAGCATTTCTGATGACAATATAACGTATTCATCGTTCGTGGCTTTCATGGTTGCAGATTTTAGCTGTAGATATGCCAAGTTCAAGATTGTTTTAACGAGTAGTGATACCACTCACAATATTGATGTAAGTCAATTAACAGTAACAGTAAAAGTACCGACATAGGAGTAGAAAAATGAGTCAACACGATTATGTATTTGCAAATCAAACAGGGGCATCATTGCGGGCTGATTTGAACCTGCAATCTTTGGCTGTGGTATCGCAAAACAGCGGAGCAACAGAGCCTACCACGAAGTATGCCTATATGCTATGGGCCGATACAACTACAGGTATTTTTAAGCAACGTAATGCGGCTAACTCTGCATGGATTCCATTATTCACAATGGCTACCGGAATATCTGCTACGGCTTATGCTGGCACTCATACATACGGAGCAGCAACGGCTTTAAGTAATATCGACTCTGTAAATGCAGCAGTGGCGTTCTATACTCGTGTTGGTGATGTTGTTTCAGTATCAGGCAGGGTATCAATAAACACCACGGCTACTGGAGCATATTCTTTTGAGCTAAATTTGCCTATCGCTAGTAATATTAGCGCAGAACCTCAACTAGCTGGTAACGGAACAACAGATAGTCCAGAGGTTGAATCTTGCAGGATTTCAGGAGAGGCGACTAATGATACCGCTGTGTTTTCTGGAATTGCAGCATCAACAGGGAATAGGTTATTTTCCTACAATTTTTCATACAGAGTTATTTAAGGAGTTGAAATGTTCAGAGCAAAACTTGATAAAGATAATATCTACTACGGAGTCGAAGAGGTGGAAACGCTCTCTGATACTGATGTTGAAGTGCCGCACGACTGCGACCTAAAACATGGAATGTATCGCTGGGATGGTCAAACATTCCTGCCGTTATCTAGGGGTAGTGCTAAACCTATTCCTGATATGCCATTGGCAGAACGTGCGCTTTACGAATTAATTAAGGCAACCAAAAACCCTCCGCCGTATTGCGTCGAGTGGTCAAGTTTTTACGAGAAAACATTGGACTTCCAAGGTTCGGATACGAAGAGGTAATATATGCCACAACATGATTATATTTTAAACAACGCCGCTGGAGCTGCTTTCCGTGCAGATGCCAACAGCGTACTAGCTGCAATCGTTTCTAACAATAGTGCAGCAACACAGCCTGCGACAAGATACGCTTATCAATTCTGGGCCGACACCACTACGGGTATTTTGAAACAGAGGAACGCGGCGAACACCGCTTGGATTTCGCTGATGACAATGGCGACAGGTGCGCTTATTGGTAATGCGGCTACGGCTACTTTAGCAACTACCGCAACTACAGCAACAAACCTATCAGGCGGGACAGTTGCGGCTACTACGATTACAGCATCCTCTTCTATTTTATCTGCTCATTCAATTGGATTGTCTACTGGAGCAGGTGGAACCGTTACTCAACTAACAAGCAAAGGAACAACTGTAACCCTAAACAAATCTTGCGGGGCAATAACTACCGCGAGTGATGCATTAGCTGCCGGAGATACCATTTCATTTCTACTTCTAAATACAGCTATATCTGATGGTGATGTTATTATATGCAATGCGAAGGGCCCCGGTGCTGGAGGTATATATACATATTTTGCCAGAGCATCAGGAGCTACAAGTAGCCCTAGTGGAAGATGCACAATCGTTCTAAAAAATGAAACCGCTGGATCGTTAAGTGATGCTGTTGTAATAAGTTTTGTGGTTATTCAAGCTGTAACAGCCTAAAACTGCGCACTTATACCGACATGAAAATTATGATAAACAAGTTTACCCTTAAATCCAATAGTGAAATATTGAAACGCTTTTCTATATTCTTTTGGGAGTGCGTCAACTATCGAAATATGGGCAATAGTAGACAGCGCAAAATAATTATTGACTCTTCCTATTGTGGGATGTTTCCCGATAATAGGATTGTATTCGTGCCACCGGACAGGATCACGCGCTATGTTTCGAGTTTGCAACCAATCAGCAGCATGCAATACAAGATAAACGGTTTCCCTTTGACTATCAGCCTTTGTCCACTCCTCCGCCAGTGAAGTGATCGGGATAAATAGCAGGATTATGATTAGCTTTCTCATGGTTTAGCGTAGCCCCTAATAGCCCCCGAGGCCTTCCTTATCCTGTAGTCGCGCATCCTGTCTGAATGACATGCTCGGCAATAACAAAACTTGTCCATCCTGGGCGCGGCTTTGCACTTGGCGCAGATTGTACGATCCACCACAACCTTCGGGACGCGGTAAAACTCTGCTGGATCAAAGTTGTTGGCTTGTGCTAGTTCTTCGGCTAGGGTCATATTTCAATCTACCGCCTTTAACTGATATTTCACAAATTCAACCAGAATTGCGCGGATTCGATTCGCGTCCTTGAAGTCACGGCTGTGCATGAATGCGCTGATTACGTTCTCTGCTCCTTTCAATTCAACAGCATCGACAAACTTTCGCGCGTTATCGTCTGAAACTTCTTTGCTGCTCAACACCACATCCTGCTCTGACTTCACCTTCGCCGCCGCCTCGTCGACAACCTTCTGCGCGGCGGCTTCCTGCTCTGCTTTGGCCTTTGCAATTTCCGCGTCGGCATGTGCTTTGGCCTTGGCGTCTGCTTCCGCTTGCATAGCTACGCGCTGCGCTTCAACCTTGGCGGCTTCGGCGGCTTTGTGTTCGGATATGCGAACCTTGATTAGTGCGATCAGGTCGTCGTTTTCCTTCATCACCAAATGCGGGGTATCAGAAAACAGGAAAGCATGATCCTTTGCCAGTTCGCGCAAACTATTCAAGTTGATCTCGATTTTATCTGCCAGTGCGGATGCTTCCATTTTTGCGCGCAGCAGTTCGTTATTGACAGACTCGCGCAAGCTGGCGATGGTTTTCTTGCCCTTGATTGCTCCGGCAAAGTCGGCAGGGGTCGGCGGCAATTGCACCTTCACCAGCCGCTTGTTCAGCGTGGCAATGTGTTCGGACAGCGCATCCTTTCCGCCCTGAATGATCTCAAGCCGGATACTTTCCTTGCGAGCCTTAACCATCTTTTCAAGCATCAGGCGCGTGGTGCGCGCGGTGTCTGTGTAGAGCTTCACAGTCTTGCGCATTTCATCAATGCTAGAGGCCTGTGCCAGCGCTGATGCTTCGGCAGTTTCCAGTGCGTCCTGGGCGGCTTGCAGAGTTTTCACGGCTGCTTCTGCGTTGGCAAAACCTTGGTCATCACTTGGGTTCATGTCGATCTCGGCAACGAAGGTTTTAAGTTGCTCACCGAACACACTGAGATTGTCAATTAGGCTGATTGAGCCTTGCACTTGAATGGATAGGGCGGGCAGGTCGCGGGTTGGCGCGGCTATGGCGGCAGGGATGTGTTCGATGTGCTGGTAGTTGACGTATTCAATACAGAATTGTGCCCATCCTGCACGTATGCGCTCAAACCAAGCATTGTCTGGTAGTACTTCCATGCTAACCATATTCGCCTCTGTTCCGTCCGATACCGTGAAGATTAGCTTTTCCGCGCCGGTAACCATTAGAATTTGCTGGCATTGTGGCTGGTGTTCTTCTGGTAATTCGCGGCGTTCTACGGAAGCCGCAAGCGCGACGTTCCACTGTTTATGTTCCCACGCGATAGAATCATCAAAGGTTATGCCGTCGCAAGAACATGACAACTTGCCAGCCGAACAAGTTACCGGTGAAAGTTGTTCGCCTATTTGTTTTTCGATGATTGGGCGCGCGAGGGCTTCGGTTTCATGGCCGCGTGCGAAGATAGCCAGAGTCGCGCCATTGTGATTCTTTTCAAGCCTTGTAGCCTTATGGTGCAACAACTCAGAGCGCGTGATGTATTTGGACAGACCGAGCATTGCTGCGGCTTCTGATGCGCCGAAGTGTTCAGCACGAAATGAGTGCCAAGCGTCAGAGCCTTGCTGTAGGTTATGCTGTTGCATGATTTTCCTCCTTTTCCATAGCGGCGACGAATTCAGTATCAACAGCAGGCTTTGCAACAACCCACGAATTAATAACTGTCTTTTGATCTTCGGTTAAAAATGCGCCCTTGGCTTCAATCCACCCGATAAGCGCGTCCTTGGTTTTCTTTCCCGATACGATTGCCTTTTCCCATCCGGCTTTTTGCTCGTCAAATACAGATTGGGCTAATGGCTGCGGCTTAACCTCTCCGGTTTCACGGTCAACGCCGGGCCTTAATTCTTCCGGCAAGTCCTCAATATCTTGCGTGAAGATGTCGCTTGCAGCTGTTACGTTCAAGGTCATAGCAACTTGCGCGCGCTTGCAGGCCATTTTAAGTACGGTGTTGGCAAGGTCGGCGGGCTCGGTGCGCACCTGATTGACCTCATAATCAGGCTTGTTTCCGAATCCCTTTACAAATTTGACGCGGCGGCGATCTTCTGTGGTGAATGCGAACTCGTTGGCATTAACAGCCTTGCGCCACTTGTACTTTTCCTCACCGCTGGAGCATTCACCCATACCTTCACCCATGACGATGTTGGTTGTCTGGTGGGTTCCAATGGCTGTGACGCGGTAGCGCACTACGTCCGGCGTAGATAAGTCCTCGACCTTGTAGCTAACCGCAATACGGAACGTAGCGGCAAGGACTTCCGCGCCTGGCTTCCACAATGAGGGCTTTGGCGTTCCAGGTATTACCCCGTAATGGGTGCCGTCCTTCATTACTGCCTTCATCACCTCTTGAACCAAGTTGACGTTTGCCCGAAGTGCAACCGCTGTCAATTGCGGCTCATTATATACAGTGATGTCGTTCATGCTTTCTCCTTCGTTAAGTGTTTCAATGCTGTCCCGTGCCGCCTAATCTGACCTGTGCTTCTAAGCATCCAGCCGATATTTATAGCTGTGCGGTCTTTCACATCTTGCAGCTTGGCCTTCATGTCAGCAAGAAGCTCGGCTAGGTTGTCGGTTGTGGGGTTCATTTGGTTATCTTCTTAAATTCGATCACCCATACCCACGGGTTAGCGTCCCATGAGCCTTTGCCGTTTATGGACTCCCATAATATGCAATATGCTCGTTGCGCTGGTGAATTTCCCTTTGATATGTCAGGCTGCGGGAACTGTAATGGCTCATTCCATTTGCATCCTTCTGCTGCAACATCACCATCGCTTATATCCTGCAACCGCTCCACCCTGACGCTGACGATTTCCAGCGTGATGCGCGATGCCCAGCGCGGCATGTGGATGGATGGTCGCCATTTGGGGAAAATTTCAGGGTGAGCTTCAGTTGCGAAGTAAAAAATAGGAGATCCACCCATAACATCTTCGTGCTGCGCCTTTGCATACTCCAAATCATCCTCGTCAGAACTCCATGTCTCGCGCACATATAGCCGGTCGCCGGGTTGACCGTGCGGGCATTTATAATAATGTGGGGAGCCTGATTCGGTTCCGACATCAAACCCAACCCACGCAGTATCAGTAGGCTGCCTGCAAGAAATGATTGATGCTGCCGAACCATATAGCACATGAACAACACGCTTCCACCACGGTGACTGCCCGTTTATCCACTTCTTGTTTTTTGCATTAACAATCCGCCGCGTCTGCGTCTTGCTGCCGTCAAGCGTGGCGCGCACCATTGCTGCGTTCATTAGGATAGGGCGTTCTTTCATAATTTGCTCCATATCAAAGCGGCACAAGCGGATAGTGAGTACACCGCATAATCCCACCATCGAACGCCACAGCCTCGCCATTGGCACAGCGTACTATCAGGGTGCTCATTGCCGCATTACTCCGGCGCATGTCTTTAGTGTCAATATGGTGCTTTGCCACGTCCCGATAGTCTGATGTGGTTATCCAGATGCAAACCACAGCCGCGATTCCGAATACCAAATAAAACAGTGGCTTTGCCATGTGAGCTAGGTCGTCAACAAACGCAGCCTCGGCTTCGCGTGATTTCATACCATTGATCCGGTGGACTATGTGCTGGTGTGTGAGTGCCATTATTTACCCTCCATTAGTGCCCAAAGAGCTTTAGTTACGACTACCGCCTCCATTGATTCTTTGTAGGAAAAAAACTTTCCGTTTATGTTCACGCCAAAATATGAATCTGAATCATCAGGAGCGGGATATTCTTTACCGTTGATTGTGATTGTCTTTGGTGCTGGCGGATTCCATGATACCGTCCTAGCCCATTCTTGATTAAATGCGCTTTTATCATTATTAAATTTAACATGAATCTTTAAGCCGTCTTTTAAAGTATACAACACATCACCCTCAAATACTGGCTTACCTTCCACGATTCCTAAAGCGAATTCATAATCTCCGTCAGATAGAAAATTATAGTCGGCATTTAAAAATACATCACCGTTAATCTTGCAGCATTCCCACCACAACAAATTAGTACCCGCTACTAAGTCCACCATGTCCGCCTTTTTGCGTAACAAATCTGAATATTTCATCATTCCACCCCCGCTTCAAAGTCCCGTTGCTGCGCTGCCAGATCGGACATTATATTACCCGCATAGTCCCGCGCTTCCGCCAGATTGCCTTTTGCATCGTTAAACCGCGTTTCAAGCTCAGTGCATAGCCGCTCAAGTTTGCTGGCGAGTGTGATTGCTTCGGATAGCATCGCGCCCTCGCTGCCTAATGGATATGGGTTTAGGATTTGGTCAAAGCCTGCGGCTAGATGGCTGTTTAGTTTTTCTTGTGCGTTTGGCATTTCAATCTCCTTTACATTTCCAATGGCGCAACTTGCTTGTTGCAGCCCCGATAGCAGCAATATAACTCTTGTAGAACTTTGGGCAGATATAGATTATTGCCATATCATCATCCAGTAGGTTGTAAGAATATTTCTGCGAAAAGTCTGTAAAATTTATCTCGTATCGTGTTGGCATTTCATTCTCCCTTTGCTGATTTAAGAGCTGTTTCGCATATTGAAGCTAGTTTACTTGCATATCCACTTACTAGAGCCAGACCACGCAATTCTGGAAGAACCTTTTCCAAAGCCGCCACAAGGTCATCATGTGAATTCCAGCATTGAACTATGCGCTTTGAATTAGACACGCATTCTGCATCACCCGATAAAGATACACCAATAACTCGTAGCACTTTATTGTCATCGGTATAAACATTTTCATACCGATCTAATTTCAACTTCCCTTTAGTATGTGACATTATTCATTCTCCCTTAATGCGGTTACTTGTTGATTCTCTGCGCGCGGCGGCTCAAATATGCTGCCTTGTTGCGCCTGCGGTTCACAGATTTTTTGATGTGCGCTGGCTTGGTGCTGCCTGCTCTGTTCCTGCCTGATTTAAAATCCCACATTTTCAACCTCCAAATTTATACTACTGCTACAACAACAAAAACACTTGCAAGATATTTCTACTGCCACAGCCTACGGTTGTTCCCGGTTTAGCCCAATTCCACTACACTCCCTCACCGCTTGTCACTTCAGACACCCTCGAGGTTTCCGGTTTCTTCGCTTGCGTCGCTTCCGGTCAGCAAGTACGAACATCTTAATCCAACATTAAATAAATAGCAAGCTGTATTTTAACCTTGCATTTAATGCCGAGTTAAGTTAGTATGCGGCATGGATAAATTAACTGTAGTTCAATACGTGGGCAAAGGAAGCCAAGCCAAAACAGCGGCGCGGCTTGGTTATCGCAATGTGCAAATGGTTTATAACTGGCCTGACACAATCCATGATGGGTTGCTTGATGCAATTAAATTGCGAATGGCTGCAAAGCGTATTGCTATTCCGAAGGAGTGGGTATGACTGTGCAAATGACAATAACCGGGTGCGATGTTTGCCCTAACATGAAACCAAAACGCTTCTACACGGCAGACTCATTTGAAGATGTGCAAGAGTGGCAATGCGCCAGTGCTGGCGGTAAGCGTATAACTTTGCATGAATGGAACGATAAAAAGCCGGAGATACCATCATGGTGTCCTTTGCGCTATAAATGAACCTCCCTCTGACAGCTATCAACTCGTTCCTCCATTCGGGATGCTGTCAGCTTGCCGTGAGCAGCAATGCTCCGGCTTTTTTATTCGCAAGAAAAATGAAATTGATAAAGCTATCAAGCGGCACAAGCGTTTTGTTATAAGGCGCTTTTATTGGAGATAAATATGGAACAGATAGCGATAGCATTAACTGGGGTGGTAGCGATCTAACGTGTAGCTAAGGGGCTGAGCGCAACGAAACACTTTAAAGGAGCGATGAGCATGGAAGCAAAGAACGAAACTGGAAAGAACCCCGCTGTCGCGCAGTCCAGCGCCAAAGGCGCGACCTTGAGCGGAGGGTTAGCCGCCAAGCCGCTGCCCGATGGCGTGCCATGCGGACACCGTGGATGCCTGCACCATGTAACCCATCCCTGCGAAGGATGCGGGCGTATAGCTGGTGCTGGCGTGGTTGAGCTGGAGGATGTGCCAGACATGGAACTCCCGGGAATGTGGGAGCGCGCGGATTTCATGTAGGCGGCTAACGTAAAGTTGAGGGGCGCGACGCTTTATCAGCGTCCCGCTCGAACGGAAAGTTAGAAGGGAAATTTATGCAGACACATGAACTGAAAATATGGACTGAGTTTTTTGAGCCAGTTTCGACCGGAGAAAAGACTTTTGAATTACGAAAAGATGATAGAGGTTTTAAAGCGGGCGACATACTTTGGTTGCGCGAGTGGAATAAGCGGGATGGATACACGGGGCGCAGTATAAAAAAGCGCGTGACATACCTGCTTGGAGGATGGGGGCTTGAGCGTGAATATGTGTGCATGGCGCTTGGGAATTTGCCTTCTAACGATGTAATTCAGGGGCCGCGCAGCGGTCCCGCTGGAATGGAGGGTTAGGCAATGAATGGATATGTTGAAACGATGTGGGCAATACATGGCGCATGTGGCCTTTATACAGGCACATGGTTTCGTAGGAAGGAAGCCATAAGAGAACATGTGAACGCAAAATTCATTATCCCATCGCCAAGATTTTCTAGCGAGAAACAAGCTTGGAATTTCTGTAAGAAAAATGGCGACAAGGCTGTTAAAGTGGAAATAACCTATGTTGCCTAACGACAAAGTAACAGGCAGGCCGACTAAATAATTTTATAGGAGAACGGAACCATGAACACTAAAAACTTTGGAAAGAAATCACTTATCGGACTGTCCTTGTTGACTGCCGGGTTAGGGGGCTGCGATGCAAGGGTTGAACGCTGGCGAGTTGATGCTGGTGCTGCGGCGTGCGCGGCACACGGCGGGACATACGCATTGATTACGTGGCTTAACAAGGTTGAGTGCGCGGACGGAAAGATCATTGTTTTGGAGCGGGCGAAATGACCCCTAACGCAAAATTAACCAGCGGTGCGCTCGATGCACCAGAAACGGAGAAATGAACATGGAACGCACTGAAGATGCAAAAAGCAACGCAGGCGCACCGTCTGCGTTGAATGTAGGGTTAGGTCACTATCCCCCAGAGCGGACTCACGGAAAGACTGAAATATGGTGGTTGATAGAGGCTGACTCACCATGTATTTTTATGTCTCCGCAAAACTATACGACAACTATCGCTTGGGATGCGTACAGGTTTCTAAGCCACAGGGGAGCAGAAGCATTTCTTGAATCACAGTTGGAATTTTGGGACGGGTATGTAGGTAAAAAAGATTGGAAAATTGTAGACCATATTTTCTATGTGTGACCTAACGAGTAATGTACACCCTAAAAAACAAGTTTTACACCAAAATAATCCATAACCTGTTAATAGTAAACAAAGAAATTATATTTTACCTGACAAATACACCATGTTAACCATTATTTGCATCGTGATAATCCTGATCGTCCTGGGCTTGTGGTTTTTGAGTTCAGATGATTATTATTGACGCTACATAACTAATTAATGTAGAATGCACATGTCCGAGAAACATAGACAATGAACGGTAGCAAATAAAAGGCTTTTGACGAGCTTACAAAGACAGGAGTAACAATTTGAAACTTTCTGGCAATATCTCATTCGTGGCAGGTAAAGCTGCAACCCTCCTAGTGCGCTCGCCGTCCTGTCTAGGGTTCGTCAACGCGGGTGAGGTATTGCCAAAAGGATTTAAGCATGCCAACTAGATATTTAAAGCCTGGTATCTGCGACAGCGGATCACTCGACAAAGCCAGCCCAATGGCAGAATGCCTATATTACAGATTACTCGTCAATGTGGATGATTTTGGCAGGTTGGATGCGCGATCTGCTGTTGTCAGGTCAAAATGTTTCCCTCTAAAAGACACAATTTCAAACAATGACACCGAAAAACTACTCAAAGAACTTGAGACGTGCGGCCTTATTATTCTTTATGAAATAGATGGTTGCGTTTACCTGCAATTCACAAAATGGGATAACGTTGCGCGCGCAAAAATAAGTAAATGCCCTGAGTATGTATACAATCCGCGCGCAAATGTATACAGTCCGCGCACAGTTCTACCCGTAACCGTAACCGGAACCGGAACCGATAAACCGGAACCGGAACCGGAAACCGGAACCGTAACAGTTCCGGCGCGCAAAAAACGCGCCGACCCAAAAACTCCACATCATGACGAATTGCAAGCAGCTTGCCGCGAAACATGGAACTCATACAGCGATGCGTATTTTTCACGATACGAAACCGACCCAGTCCGCAACGCTACAGTGAACACGCAGGTTAAATCGTTTGTGAAACGGATCGGCGCGGAAGAATCGCCGCACGTTGCCGCGTTCTTCGTGCAAAGCAATGTAGCGTTCTACGTCCAGCGTGGGCACGCCTTCGGAAACCTGTTGGCTGATGCTGAAAAACTCCGAACGGAGTGGGCGACAGGCCGAACCATGACCGGAACAAGAGCGCGCCAAATAGACCAATCCCAAGCAAATTTTAGCGTTGTTGGTGAAGCTATGAAAATATTGGAGGCGCAAAATGCAAGAAAAACTTCTTGAACATATCGCGGCAACTGCCGAAACGATGGGGCAGACGATCAGCCCGACCGCAGCGGCCATGATGGTTAACGACTTAGCTGCATACCGCACTGATGACGTTCTGGCTGCATTGAAAATTGTTCGCGCTGGTGCATCACGGTTCAATCTGAAAGCGATTATCGACGCTCTGGAAAAAGTTTGCCCAGATGGGCGACCAGGTGTTGAAGAGGCGTGGGCAATGATTCCAAAAGATGAACATGGGAGCGTCGTGATGACCGAGGAAATGGCGGAAGCCTACGGAATCGCCGCGCATCTACTAAACGAGGGGGAAACCACGGCGGCGCGAATGGCATTTAAGGAAGCTTATGCACGCATCGTTGAGCGTAATAAGCTGGCCGGTGTATCGCCAAAGTGGTTCCCGTCGCTTGGGCGCGATCCAGAGATGCGAACGACGGTATTACAGGAGGCGGTTCGTATTGGTAGGATTGGAGCTGAACATGCGGAAAGGATTATTCCGCATGATATTCTGAATTTACCTGACCATACTACAAGGTTGGCTATTGAAGATAAAACTCCAATTAGCGACGAACAAGCGAGAGAAAATATTGCAAGATTGAAATTGATGATTGGAAAATCGCGCATGGTCGGTGCTGGTAGTTGACGAATGAAAGACCTAAACTGGAAAGATGACCTATCAACAACAGACCAACGCAGGCTGTTAAATTCCGCGTGTGGTGATTTATCGGATAACCTCAAATGGCATGGATTCCGTCTTAGCAAGAATGATTGGCGGCACTTAATATCAGGCACGATTCTCGGCTGGCGGCAATTCCCCGGCGTAGATCGTGGCGAAGGGAATGCGGCAGGTTTTATAATGCTTGGTGGCTCAAGCCTTGATTTAAGCCGCAAGCAGTGTATAGAAGCGATTGAGCTGTGTTTTCTGATAGGCGACTTGCCAGAAGGGCAGGGGATAGATTCTGAACCTGTCAGGTGGGGGCCGGTGGTATGTGGTGCTAGATGGTTGGCTGAAGACATGCAGCACCAAGTAAACTGAAAGGGATGGTATGAAAATAGCAGATGAAGTATTAGCAGTATTAAGCGCAGCAGAGACTAACGGCAACGAGCTTAAACTTGTTGGCACACTTGACCGTAAAATGTATGTCAAGGTAAACGACATTCTTGAAGCCGCTGGAGGCAAGTGGAATAAAAAAGCCAAAGCGCATATATTTGAAGATGGCGCACTCGAAAGGCTAGATGAAATTATCCTAACTGGCGAAGTAGACAAGCCTAAAGATGAGTTTAACTATTTCCCGACACCATCTAACGTAGTTGACAGGCTGATAGAGTTAGCTGGAATAACTAAAGCAATGAGTGTTCTGGAGCCTTCTGCTGGTCGTGGTGCTATTGCTCTAAGATGTGTAAAAGAAGGCGCAGAAGTTGATTGCTTTGAGCTTATGGAGGCTAATTATGATGTATTGCATAACCTTGGTGTGTTTAGGTTCATACAATGCTATGATTTTTTGATGAGAGAACCTACTCAAATATTTGACCGAGTGGTTATGAATCCGCCATTTCAAAAACAGCAAGATATAAAACATGTTACCCATGCGCTAAAGTTCCTAAAGGATGGAGGCAAACTTATATCAGTTATGTCATCAAGCATAACTTTCCGCGAAAACAAGCTAACAAAAGAATTCCGCGACTTAATAGATGAGCGTGGTGGATGGATAGAAAGGCTACCTGAAGGCTCGTTTAAAGAATCAGGAACTATGGTAAATACTTGTATTGTGGTAATACCAAATTGACCTGCTCAACCTGTAAATTCAGATGGTGTCGCCCCAGCAACTTCATCAACTGGTATTGCAGGTTCGACGAGAAACGGATGAAGCGTATCGGTACAGAATGGGAAATGAAACTAGCTAAAGGATGTGACAAGCATGTTTTGAGTAGTTAAACAATCTTTAACAACTGAAAGGTAAAAAATGACACTACCCTATGACTATGCGAGATGCGCTGGAACAACACACGCAACATGCCAATTGTGTCGCAGTCGTGAGCCTGTGCGCGCAGAGTGGCAAAGCTACATCGCCCCATATGTTGACATGATGAGCGGCGAATGCAGCAACTTTATTGAGCCGAAAAAAATAAGCACCAACAATAATACAGCAATAATGTGATAAGCATGAACCTTCAAAAACAGCCTAAAGTTAAAAAGCTGCCAAAGTGTAAAGTATGCAAGCAAGGATTTGAAAAGCGCACATCAACACAGCAAGTATGCTCATATAACGTAAATCCTAACTGTTCAATAGAGTTTGGCAAGCAAAAGACAATCAAGGATATAGCAAGGAAGGCCAAGGAAGAGCGTGTAGCGCATCGGGAGGCGAGGGTTAAGGCGAGGCCGCTCCAGTGGTACAAAAAGGCCGCTGAAAGAGCCTGTAACGCTTATATTAAGCTGCGCGACCTTGCGGCTGGGCATGGGTGTATATCATGTGGCACTAAAAACCCAAACATTCAGTATTGCGCCGGGCACTACCGAACTGTGAAGGCATCACCGCAAACTAGATACAACGAGGACAATATCCATTTGCAATGCAATTTTAACTGTAACTCAAAATTGTCTGGAAATATCATCAACTATCGGCCAGCACTAATCGGCAGGATAGGTCAGGAAAGGTTTGACGCAATCTTAAATAATCACGAATCCGGGAAGTACACCATACCAGAGCTAATCGAGATCACGCGGCATTATACCGAGAAGGCGAAAGAGCTAAAAAAAGATTAAAAATACTTGCGAAATGTCTTGACACTTGTCTCAATATATAAGATAATTCTTTCACGGTTAAGGGAAACCGGATTAAACGGGAGAATGAAATGATGACAATGGAAAAATGGAATGCGAAATCAAGAATTGAGCAAGATATTGCTCATGCTAAATTACTGCGTTCAAATGCGAAAACGCAGGACGATTGTTGGCACTGGGAGTCTGTAATTAGAAACGAAGAAAGCAAACTCTCAGAGTTGTTGACCGATGGCAAATAAAGAACGCCAAGCGCGCTTCCGCGCCAGTACGATACAGAGCAGGGCGCAAGCCCTCTCACTAAACGGGAGAACAGAATGAGAAAGAAAACAGTTTGGAATAACGAAATTCATGGTATTCAATGCGAATTCCAAAATTGGGGATTTACAGAGGATAAAGCTGATAAGTGGAATTACTATATTTATCTTACCGAAAAGAATACAAATGCTGAGTTGTGGGCTAAACTTCTTGAAATGAAGCCTGCCAAATACTCTATTGAATATTTTGATAGTTGGATTGCTGATTTAAATTGGCATGGCGGGATAACGTATGCAGAGTTTGAGCGTAATAGTATGCAGGAAATTGTATGCGTAAAAGCTGGCTGTGACTATTCACATTGTTTTGATGAGGGAAACGAATATACGCTTGATGATTTAGTACGCGATTGCACAGCTACTATAGAGTCAATCCCAAGAAGTATAGGATAAACCATGAAACCTAAAAAGATACCCAAAAAGCAAGTAGGCTACAGAATCCATCCTGACCAGATAGCTATGCTCGAAGAGTTAAGCAAGATACTGGATAAGCCAATGTCAGTAATATTGGAAGACTTGATAGCTGACAGATATAAAAGAGCGCGCCACTAAAAATATCGGGAGCGTGATAATGGACGATAAAGAACTGTTGGAATTAGCGGCTGAGGCTGCGGGGCTGTTTGTCGATGATGAATTTGATGTTGATGGAGGAATAATTGTTCATTCAGAAGAGATGAGCCCACAAAAACTGTGGAATCCGCTTGAAAATGATACCGATGCGTTTCGTTTGGCGGTTAAGTTGAATCTACACGTTCAAATTGATTTTGATGATAAAGATATTAATGCTGTAACTGTTTATGGTGCATATTTCGCAGACGAGGCAATCGAAGAGTTTGGAGAGCCAAACGCAGCCACCAGACGCGCAATAGTCCGAGCAGCAGCGGAAATAGCAAAAACTAATAATAGGCACGGCTTAACCTAATGAACATAATGGAGGTGTAAGAATGAACCAAGAAGATATGCGCAAAGAGTTGGAAGATGCGATTGCAACCCTAGAGCGTGAGAAGGCAGAGCTACAGGCTAAACTGGACAGCGTAAGCAAGAGTGAGCGTCCTATAAATAACTGTGTGTGCGTAAAGCTGGACGGTAGCCCACTTAATAAATGTGATGAATGCCCTCGATAGCCGCATCACCAAAGGAGTAACACCAACCAACCTAGAGAGGGAAGACGATGAAAGCAGAGATAAACGAAAACGGAGTGATGCGCGTAACCCCAGAAACACCGACCGAGGCATACGCCTTGCGCCGATGGGCCGATGAAGCATGGGTGACGATGAAAGACACCCTGCGGATGGAGGACGGATATTGGCGTGGAAGTAACTTGATTACTGATTCGACGGTGTCCAAATCACCAAAGGAGTAACACCAATTTTGCACCAACCAAGGAGGAGCCATGAACCAAAACCTAGTCAAAGCACTAATTGAGATCAGGGACGCACCAGACCGCCCGCACCGGACATGCCCTGGATATGAATGTTGGTT